TTTGTTTTTGATGGTTCTATTGATGGTTCATATATAAGGGGTGCAACTGGCTTCACCCCCCCGGTGCAACTGGCTTCACCCCCCCCCATAAAAAACGTAGTGTTTTCTAGGGTGCAATCTGCTTCACCCCCACCCAAGAGAACCCGGTAAAGATTAGAGCCTTGTGTCCCGAAACGTGTCAATCTCGTTTTCGCTTCAAGGATGCCCAGTTCGATCAAGCGAGAAATGTTGTATTGCACCGCCCGTTCACTTATGTCGCACTTTTCCGCGAGAACTTTGATTCTAGGCCAACAATAGCCATCATCATTGGCATAGTCACAGATAGATAAGAGCACAAGCTTTTGTGAGGCATTCAATCCACTTGTTCCCCAGGCTTCAGTCATTAGTTTGATAGACATTATAATACTCCCTTATGGTCTATCATCTTGATAAGTTCTTTGACAGCTAACCTAATTATGTCTGAGAGATTGCAATCATTTTCTTCTGCAAGTTCCCAAAGCCGATCCTTATCTTTCAGATCACACATGAAACTGGTTATCTCAGATTCAACCTTCCGTCTTTGTATCATTTCTCCAATCTTCGTTTTTGAAAGTCCCACCTTGTTTCCTCCATTCTACATTGAGAGCTTTTATTTCTGTTTTAATAGAGTCTGGTACGTTTTTGCGTTGTTTAATAGTATCATGGCACTCAAAACAAGCAGGAATAGTATCGTAATCAGAACACTTAGTACTCATTCCTCCAGTATAGGCATGATGTGCTTGTATAGCTGTCACAAAAGGGGGTCGTTTACAGCGCCAACATCTATGCCCTCTGACAAAAGCAAGATATTTATCATCCCTGGCAGGTTTATTTTTTGGAAAGGAGTTAAACTCTCTCTTTCTCGCACCGGACATGATATAAAAGCTCTCCGATTGCCCCTGAATAACTTTGAAAATCAAAGACAGGATCATGGCAGATGTCACATTCGCCTAAAGTGTCTGAACTTGTCCATTCAATTACTTTGAATGCGTCTTCTGAATCATCATAAGTAATCATGGTTCCTCTAGCATCTGAAGGCATACCAGCCTCAATAAGTTTTGATCTAATTAAGACATGAGGAAATGTATGATTCAAAAATTCTTTGTGAGGAATTTTTATTTTGATCTTCATTTTTTTAACCTCTCTTTTATCTCTCCAAAGGTTAATCGTGACTTCCACCATTGTTTTTGGGTAGGAAGTAGTTTTCTCTCTTCATCTTCGTAAAAATTACACTTGACAGGGCCACCTTTCAGGATTTTAAAGTTATCGGGGTGACTGCATACCTTGTCTGGACCGACAAAAAGAAAATAGTAGCAGTCACCGCACTTAGGTTTAAGGAGTTTATCTGACATTTTTGCCGCAGAGGCAGTCGGCACAGCACCCTTCGCACTTAGGCCCATCTAAGTTCAGGATGTTTTGTCCACATACAACGCAGAAAATAATAGGGGTAGGAATGAATGAGTAACCAACTAATATGCCACAACCTTTGCAGTGTATAGTTTTCATCTTGCCATCCTTGTTTTTAACCATGCTTTTTCTGATTCAGTCAAACCGCTGAAAGGGCAAACCTCAAGATCATCTATCTCCAACCCATAGAGGCTCTCCAAGTCTTTACTCGACACAAACTTATGTATAGTGTTGCCTGAAATAATCTCAGTTGACCGGACGCAGCGGCACTCTAAGTTAGGGTCAGAGAAGACAAGTTTGCTTACCATAGTTATTTTGCAAACTTCAGTGCAGTAGATATGGATAAAAAGTTTGTAGACTTTCAATGTCTTTTCCCCCCACGCATGATGAAGTTTAGAGCGTTGCGTTGCCGCCCCAGGTCTTGAGACATAGAAGCAATGATACGCTCTAGAAACAGCACGGAACACTCAAGGCTATGGATTTTACCGTGGATCACCATAAAGGAAGGGCCAAATAGCTTCCTCTGTTGTGCTACCATCTGGCGGTACTCCTTGTCACTTTTGCTCTGCATTCAAGCCCCCTTTATGTTCAACTTCTTTAAGGATGTCGTTTATCGTCCTTGCTTTCACAGCCGTAAGAACAGCCTCAAGGCACTCGATAGCCCAGACTACGTGTTTAAGGAGTGTCCCATCGCTTTCATCCTCTAGCCCTGAAATCTGGACTCCCATTACATCGTCTATGACCGTCTTACCGTGTTTCATTTGTGTTCCTCGATATGGGTTAAAAACCACTTGTTGCCTACCTTGCAAAAGGGGCAGTTGCGCTCCATCAAATTTCCTTTCTTTGACTTAGTTACTCTCTCTACCATTTGAGTACCGCACTTGTGGCACCAGACTTCAGCAGGCCACCACTTACCATTTGCCATATACATTCCTGCACATTGGGCAGAAAGCTTCAGACTTCTTGATAAGCCAACCCTGTGCTTTAGCCCTTTTGATAACAGCTCTCTTAGTCTTGTCTCCGCCCACTACCCAGTTAGGGCAATTGCTGCAAAACAAATCTACCGTGATAACGAAACCTAGCATACTTACCTCAGATAGTAACTATCGGCACCGCTTATTTAAGCACTCAGGCATCGGGTCCATCTACCCACCACTCACAGCCACAGTTAGTACAGACATAGTTTTCATCTTCAAAGGCACCATCCGAAGACTCCCAGACACGGTAATGGACAGTCTGCTCACCACACTTCCGGCACAGCAACTCAGTCTCAAACCACTTGCAGCCTATGGAATTCATGAAGTCTACCAAGTCACTTTTCTTCTCTTCCATTATCTTTCTCCCTATGGCACTTGCAGTTACAGGTGAGTATTCCTAACCCCTGGTCGCTTGCGCACCTCCAAGCACTCAACTTTCTACAGCCTGAATACTTACACCTATACTCTTCTAGCGGGGCCATCAACTGATCCAAGGCACTCTTTTCTTTTTGCATCGGGCGTCCTCCTTTTGCGATCCACTATAAACCCGCGCCCAGAGCCGGTCAAGCTCTTTTTTATTAAAATCCCTGTTAAGCCTCTTTTCGGTGTAAAAAATAAAAAATGGGGTCAAGTGTTCCACGGAATGGCATATATTCACAAAAGACTATATATAAGCCTAGTGCGGCTTGAGTTAACTTTGTACGGAAGCCAGATAAAACCTCCTGTCCTGAAGAAAGGAGTGGAAGTGTTCCACGGTTCGTTTTTGAGAAAATGATGTCTAGGGCTGACCTAGAGGAAGTTTCATGATCGGAATGGGGGGGTGCCACCCCTCCTAGAAATCAATATGATTGAATATTCAAATTGATGCTTAATTCTTGATATCACTATGGAATTCGGCGCTATAAACGGTCGTTTTTAAAATCGGTGATCCCAGGTAGATAGACTAGCAGACTACTAGATAGTAACTATTCGTTCTAACCTCATGTGGTTATTGGCTTTTTGTCTGGATATGAGGAGTTGAACCGCACAAACACACACATTCACAGACTCACAGACACAGTGGCACAGTGGCACAGTGGCACGGTGGAGGTGAACCGGCGACACAGGGGTAACACCTCATTGGTTGATACAGGCTTTAAGGCTCATTAGGCTTATTGGCTCTTAGGCTCTAATGAATCGAGACAGCTAGCCCAACATGTATATGAATATCGTTATATCTAAATATGCATCTAATCACTACCACAGCCCAGACCCAGGGAACAAATATTCATATATTCGCATGTTTCTATGTTATGAGCTGTGACCTGGGTGCAGCTGCGACGAGGTACCAAACGTTATTCCTGAATCATTACGCCTTTTAAGCACCTTCCAATATATATGAATATGGACCAACTAAATTTTTTTATTTTTTTGTTGTTTTTTCCCATCGGCATCTGGTAAGGTGGTTTTAACGATGAAGATGAGGAGCAGAAAGGCCCAGCCCCAGTGGCAGTAGACTCGGGGCGCACATAATCAGGATGGCAGGAGTACGGGGCAACGGCTCGATCCGGCTGAGTAGACGCAACAAGATTCTACTCGGGTAATTAGGCAAACCAGCGCACCCTATAGACAACAGAGGCCACCTGAAACATGCTTAAGACTGGGAAACGCCAGCTAGTTACCGCAAGGTGTTAAGACTACCACGAAGCGGAAGGTATATTACCAGATAGCAAGTCAGCTTTTCCTTGGCTGTTTTCTTCTATAGTCTAGCAAAAGAGGAGATAGCCATGAGTGACAATAACACTGCTGAACTGCTTAAAAGGATAGCTGAATTGGAAGCGCAGGTTAAATCCAAAAACACCCTGAAACTGAAAGTGTCAGACAAGGGCGGAGTGAGCGTATATGGTCTTAACAATCGTTTTCCAGTCACTCTGTACAAACAGCAATGGGAACGTCTGTTAGATTTCTCAGACAATATCCGCAAGTTCATGAAAGATCACGACAAAGAACTGACTACCAAAGAAGACAGTAAATAATCTATACAGCCAGCTAGACTATGGACAAATTCAGCCAAGGAAAAGTTATAGCTTAGTGCCATGATTCAAGTGGGCGAAGGAGACAAGCCATGACAGATAGACAACAGCAGGCACGTTCCTTAGCCCAACGTATCAAAGCAGGGTATGAAGACTTTAACAGTTGGAAGTTATTAGGAGAAGGTCTTTATTGCCAAGTCTGGGAAGTTGAAGGGTTTGCAGTCAAGATAAGATGTGACTGGCAAGTAGATAGATACCCTTTCTTCGCACGCTTTTGCAGAAGACACCCTGAACTTGAGCATCTGCCAAACATCTATTACTTTGGCAAGCTTAAAAAAGGTAGAAAGTCACCATACTTTGTAATCATGGACATTTATCAGATAGGGCAAGTTTCTGGGGTTGATCCCTATGCTATTAGGTTAGTAGCAGAAGGGGCAATTGATAAGTATCTTGCACATAGACTGCCAGCTTCTTTATGGGAAACTGCAAGAAGTGTTTATAACTACCGTAAAGAGTCATTTTCTGATTTACACCCTAACAACATTATGCGCCGTGAATCATGCCCAATAATCATGGACCCTTGGGCATGAAATCTAACCATATCGCCCATTTGCATTATGGCATTAAGCTACTCTTTTGCCCCTTGATTTAAAGCATGGTGCCTCTCAAATAAGGAGATGCCATGACTAACCTAATCAGCAAGATCAATGTTGTAAGAGTTCAACTTGTCAAGGAAGCAAGCATTGACTACAGCCAAGAGGAACGATTTAGCTCGGCAGCAGCAGTTGCTAACGTGCTTGTTCCTTTCCTGAATATGATAGACAGAGAAGCATTCGTTGTGCTTATCCTGGATACCAAAAATAGGATAGTTTCAGTCAATCTTGCATCTATTGGGAGCCTGAACCAGTCTATCGTGCATCCAAGGGAAGTGTTTAAACCTGCTGTGCTAGCTAATGCTGCTGCTATCATAGTAGCGCATAACCATCCGTCAGGTGATTGCACTCCCAGTGGAGAAGATATTGCCATGACTAAACGGCTGAAAGAAGCAAGCGAAATCATGGGTATTCCACTGTTAGACCACTTAGTTGTTTCAGGTGATGGATGTTACTACAGCTTTGCTGAACACGGACAGATTTAAATCAAGGGAGAAATACTATGAAAAAACATGTAATCAAAATAGGATATTATGCAAACTTGGCTTTTGAGAGTGCCAAAGATGCAACAGCAGCATATGAAATACTGTCAAAAGGAACACTGTGCAGTCAAGAATATGTAAATAGTCTGTCAGCATATGTGCTAACTCCTGATGAGAGCAACCCTGAACTTTCCCAGATGGAATACTTAAGCAAAGATCAGCTTGAGTTTTTGAAAGAGAAAGAGAAAGAGAAAGAGAAAGAGAAAGAGAATGCCAGCTAAACAGCTTACAGCACCATGCTTTACATTAAAGGGCAAGAGAGATTTGTCTACTGACTTAATCAGTATGGCTCTAATATCAAGGAGAATAGTCATGAGTAACGATATGAGAGCCAACAGAGAGTGGTCAACAAGGCCAGACGATGAACGTTTCTTATCGCTGGAAGAGTTGCACGCATTTACCAAAAACCGCGCAGATTTAAGCGCCGTCAAGGTAACTGATACTGACCTAATGAAAGCTTACGGAACTGAAGAGAACGAGTTGATTGTCCAGACTGAACTTGGTCCCAAGCTGTTTACCAACTGGTCATTCGGCCAAATAGCAACTATTGCAGGAGCGCCGGGGTCTTATCTCCGCAAGCTTCCTTCACCTTTGGCAGCGGCTAACCTGAATCATGGCTTCAGCAACACGCCAAGGGAGAAAACAATGCTGATGGTAGTAAATGACCAGCTTAGGTGTGCTACTTCAGACACCTATGGCCGTATCTATGACCATCAGGTTGTTCAGTCTGTAATCCGTGTCACCGATGGGGGAGCATGGCATATTCCGGCAGCATCCTACGCCACCTCTAACCCCAAAAGAGCAACCACCCTGTATGCAAGTGACAGGGATGTGTTTATCTTCTTGGTGGACGACACCAACCCTATCGAAGTAAACGGAAAGTCTATGTTTAGAGGCTTCTACACATGGAACAGCGAAGTAGGCTCACAGGTATTCGGTTTAGCCACGTTCCTGTACGAGTATGTGTGCGATAACCGGATTATCTGGGGTATGACCGGCAAGTCCGAACTGAGAATCCGGCACACTTCAGGAGCACCTGAGAGGTTTGCATTGGAAGGGAAGAAAGCCCTGATTGAGTACTCTAATCAGAGTGCTCAGCCTTTGATGGAGCAGATCAAGAGGGCGCAGGATATCAAACTTGGCAAGGATGAGAGTGAAGTCAAGGAATTCCTGAAAAAGCGGGGCTTGACCGGGGCTACAGCAGATGCAGCCATTACCGCAGCCAAGATGGAAGGTAATGACTTTACCACTGCTTGGGGAGCCGCAGAAGGCCTTACAGCACACGCGAGAAGCGTGCTGCATACCGACAGCAGGGTTAAGCTGGAACGGGAGGCAGGGTCTATTCTTGACTTCACGCTCAAGTAAAACAACCTAAAACCAGAGCCATACGATTAAGTGAGTAGACAAAGGGAAGATAAAGGGGAGGTGATAACTAATGATAGAAACTAATTGGAATAGCCTTTACTACTTTAAAGATTGTTGGCCTATGAATTGCCAAACTAAAGTAGTATCTAAAATAGTATATGAAAAAGAAGATGATGGGTTTGTCCATACTCAACCAGGGATGTATAAGGTTTACAATGGGCCAAGGATAGGTGAAATAAGGCTCAGAAAAGGAGAAGCAGAGTGACAATCAAGTTAAAAGTAGTAGAAATTTTTCTAGCTTATGCTGGAGGACACATAACTAAGCTAGAATATCAAGAAATTATGGAGGAAATAAATGAACGATACCAACGGGAGCAAATACAAAGAATGCGAACTTTGTATTATTAGGCTAGACGAACTTTTCCTTGAAATGTCTAAAGCTAAGAGAGTTTATGACATCGAAGGAAAAGACATCACTAGGGAAGTTCTTACTGCATTCAATGCATTAATGATTACAATGGCATGTTTTAACAAGAGAAAGGAGTAAAAGCTATGAAACATATAATTACCAAGATTGGAGCTAATAAGCAAATTGCCCAATACAAATGCCAAGATAAAAAATGTGGTAATAGACTAACACTATATCTTTCCCAACCTAATAGTGTTGGTACTGGGATCACCTGCCTAAAGTGTAGAACCTTTGGCAGTATGAAAAGAGTGAGGTAACCTTATGGAAGAAGATGTACTAGTACAATCATACCCACCATTTATAGCGCCTGATAATCGTTGTGTTAACTATAGCGAATGTTTGGGAGCTATTCGAGTCAAGAAAACCAGGGAATGCAAGAGATGTTATGACAGACGGTTAGCTAAAGAAAAAAGGGCAGCAAAGCAGCAAAAGCCCCCTGTAGGCTTTCCAACTGCCGAAAAAGTAACTATTTGGCATTCATCCAATGGGAAGGAATGGAATAGCGAGGTTGAAGCACTAAGGGAGGAACTGGACCTTGCTATTATCTCAATTAAGAGACTCCAGGCAAAACTAAGAGGGGTATAATGGATAAACTTTATAAGGATGGTCTTGATTACCCCGTTAGTGAGCATCCGGGGTACTGGGATTGCAATGAAAACGGCCACGAAATCAGGAAAATTGAATGTCTTGATGGCGAATATGAGTACTGGAAATGCCTGTATTGTGGCCGCTGTGAAGATGATCCAGAGGGGTTTTTGCCTAAGTGTACGGGCTGTTGTGAACTGTGCAAAGAGTGCAAGACCCCCTGCATTTTCTAAAAAGTAACTATTTCAAAAAACGTAACTCGGAAATTTTTTGTTGCTATTGATTATGAAGAGGAATAGGATAAAAAAAACGCAGTAAAAGGGGGATAAAAATGCAGGAAACCATTAAGGTGGTTAGGTATGAAATTTATAGTGAAAATTTAGAAACGGGCAAGATTAGTAAAATGGAAACTGATGAAGTCTATTCAGGCAGCAAAGCAAGACAACTTGTAGAAGAATTACAAATTAAGTTCCCAGATTATTTCTTTTTTTATAAGCAGGTAAGGCCAAGATGAATGGAATAGCTAATGGATGGGTTATGCTGATATTTTTTTTAATCAGCGGTTTATATTTCTTGGTATCAAGTTACAAAAAGAGTCTTAACAAGTATAGCCCAATCGTAGGAGTTATTTTTTTCATGATTCTTTACCTAGTAGTGAGGTGACAAAATGGGAGAAAAGGATATGCGCGATCCGAAGCTTAAAAGGTTGAAAATAGCTAAGAACCTGCTCGATGTGGCAGATTCTCACTTACCTCAAATGAAATGTGACTCTCTATACCAATGTAAAGCCTGTGACACTTTTTGCAGAGCAGGGAATATTGTAAGGGCAGCAAGGTATTGGATAGATGATGCGATCAGGATTCTTGATATGGAAGAGAAGCACCCATTTGTTGCTAACCTTCCGATACCCCATGTCTGCCCTAGTTGCGGTGATGGTATCTTTAAAAATGGAGTGATACCAAGACTTGTTTGCCCTAATTGTAAAGCCATGCTTGCAATTTCAGGGAATGGTAAGCTGATACTTTGGAAAGCAGAGATGGAGCGTTGCTATGACGGTGAATGAAACCGAGTCCTATTGCCATTGTGACTGGTGCGAAATGAAATGTTGCATAAGGTGTAATAAGCTTAACATCCTTTATGTACCTCTTAAAGAACTCCGATGGTTTAAGGTGATAAAATGAAAACAATAGGGTATCTCCGAGTGTCAACAGATAAACAGGATGCCGAGAATCAGAGGTTTGCTATCTCGCAAAAGTTTAAGTGTGCGACTTTTGTATCTGAGCAGATAACCAGTAAAGTAGATTGGAGAGATAGGAAACTTGGTATCTTAATAAAATCTCTAGAGTCTGGGGATACCCTTATCGTTTCTGAGCTATCAAGATTAGGTAGAACTTTCTATGAAACTATAGAGTTGCTGTCTGTTTTGTCTCAAAGAAAGATCAACCTTTTTTCTATCAAGGAAAATTTTGAACTTAGTAACGACATTCAAAGTAAGGTGGTAGCTTTTGCATTCTCACTTGCTTCTGAGATTGAGAGAGGGCTTATCAGTCAACGTACAAAAGAAGCTTTAGATTACAAAAGAAGCATCGGTGTTGTACTAGGCAGGCCAACAGGATCAAAAGACAACAAACCAAGAATAAGGAGACACAAGAATGGAACGGGAAAAAGTCAAAGCGTTTAAAGCTGTAGTTATGGTAGCCGGAGTTAGGAGAAGCCTATATCACTACGCTCTCAAAGAGCATAACCTTTCTCTTTGTTACAGTACAAAAAAGAGCACCCCGCCTGGACATGTATGCTTTGTTTTTTCTTCAATAAAAGACTGCTATTTAAACCGGAATTCCGCAATTTATGCTGATCCTGGTGTGGCAGTCCTTGAACTCTGGCATTGTGAGGGATACAGTATCAAAAAGAATGGCTGGTGGGAAGAGATGAAGCAGAGAGCCGAAAAAGTAGTGCAATTAAACCTTGATGAGCACATGTTTTTAACAGAAGTAAGACTTACCAAGAAAGTCTGGTAAAAAGGGGAGAAAGGGAAATGGCCGAACAGCAGAAGCAAGGTAAAAATCATTGTCTCATTCGGAGTGCTAAGAATAGGGACAAAGGAGTTTTCAAGAGGCAAGAACTCATAACAACAAGGAATAAAGCCGGTCATGTCGCCATGAATACTTGCCAAGGCGACCCCTATGCTGGAATTAGCATGAAGGTTTCAGAGCATAAAGGAAGCTATCTGCATGGGCGCTGGCAGTTCAGGGACGTGGTTGTTATTGATCCTGTCACAGATCGAGCGGTGATCCAAAAAGTATGGACAAGAACTACCTAGTAGAATCTAGCAAATGGGTCTTCAGGCTTTATACTGTCCGTGAAATATGTTTGATGTTGCGTATCTCAAGGGCTAAGTTTTACCGTATGAAGGATGAAGGGGGGCTATTTGTTCCTATGCACCGGAGAGCAGGGTATGGCGAAGTAGGTGAAACATTCTACACAGATCGGCAAGTCTTTGAAGCCATAATTTGGCTATACCCTGATATCCGGCAAATTGAAATAGACTACCTGTTAGCTCAGGTAGTGGAGGTGCCTGACAATGCCACGTTTAAGGAAAGACGGAAGCCAAGCAAAAAGAACAGGACGCAAAAGAAAGATTATCGCAGAAACAATAGTAGGCGACCAGACAACGATAACACTCAAGGAAACAGCACCGGGAAAATTCGTACCAGAAAAGTCTGGGCCATTGATCCCAGTTGCTTTACCAAAGAACATAGCCCCGGCAGATTACCTAACCAGAGCGCAGATGGTGATAATAGGAAGGATAGAGAGATTAGCTCGTGAAGGTAAACCAGAAGATATAGTTAAACTAAAAGCAAACTTTGGCCTGTTAAACAAGATCATGCCTGATGTGGTAAAAGGTGAAACTAGAGAGATTATCTCACCTTATGATCGTATTTGTGCAGCGTTAAAGAAGGAGGAAGAGAAAGATGGAACCGAAGTTACATTGCTTTTGCCGAAGACCTGATTGCAAATATTCTTGGTGGTCCCGGACTTGGGATATACCTAGATGTTGTCCTAAGTGTAAGTCTTACAGGTGGAATCAGGTGCAGATAGAGGAAGAAACAGTAGTACAACCAGAGTCTATACCTGAAAAGGCTTTGCTATGATAATTGAAAAAGTTGACAGGTATGTGGAAAGCAAAATCCAAAACTGGCCTTGCAACACTAATAGAGCATCCGAGATAGGTCATGAGTGCGAGCGATACCTAGTCTTCTTAAGGACAAGAGGGAACGAAAAAAAAATACACGGTATTGACTCTGAATACATATTCAGGGAGGGTAATGTCCAAGAACGTGCTGTTCTTGCTTTACTAGCAGAAGCAGGTATAGAGGTAATCGAGCAGCAGCGCCCCTTTGAGTGGAAAGAATGCCAGTTAACAGGGCATGTAGACGGTAAGATACTCCACGAGCAGCGAATATTACCTATGGAAATTAAATCCATGGCTCCGTGGATTTGGGACAAAATTAAAACTGTCGAAGATATGCTCAATAGTAACTATTATTGGGTACGAAAATATCCGGCGCAGCTTACTATGTATGAAATGATGGATTGTAAAGAACTTGCAATCTTTATTACCAAAAACAAATCTACTGGGAGGTTGAGAGAAATACCAATTTCACTTGATTATAGCTATGCAGAATTTCTTGTAAGAAAATGTGAAAGGATAAATGCAGCGATAGCAGAGGAGGTGATACCAGAGCCGATATCCTGGGGTGATACATGCAGTAAATGTCCATTTAATCATATCTGTATCCAGACTGTACTAAGAGATGAATTGCAGTTTATTGCCGACCCAGATGCCGAAGAGAAGTTAGATGGCTGGTTTGAATTAAAGCAATGGCATGACAAATGGAAGGAGCTAGATGAATGGAGAAAAGAACATTTCAAAGGCGTAGAGAGAATCGTGATAGGCCCGTACCTGATAACAGGGAAAGCCTTATCAAAAGGATGGAAAACAACAATAACCAAGATATAAAATATTGCGAATGTTCTAAGGGATTTAATAAGGAATGGCTTCCGTGTATTGTTGGTCTTGGCATTAGTTTTGGCATTGGTATAATATATTTTTTTATATTTCTTTCAAAAGGTATACTAGGTAACTGCCCATGAAACCTCCATGCCAATCATGCCCACACTATAGTTGGTGGGGTTACTGTGTCCTTGCTGTTTGCGCCTTTGCAGAAGAAATGCCAGTAGATGCTAAGATATGTAAGTGCCGCCACATTATGACCAACAACAGATGCCCTAATCCAGATTGCGGAGAAAATAAAAATGTCTGACAAAGATATCACTAGGCTGTACTCCAAGAAGATTGAAGACCTTCATATCAAAGAAGGTTATAACGCTAGGATTGACACTCCCTTGGCCCAAGAAAGATTGCTAGAACTTGCGCAGTCTATCGCTATCAAAGGTGTAAGGGAACCCCTTGTCGTGTTCGATGAAGGGGATCAGACCTTTATCGAGCAGGGCCATCGCAGGATTGCAGCCGTCATGATTGCCAACCAGGACTTGGGAGCCGACATCAAGACAGTCTATGTTCGGTACGGGTCTAAGCTTGATAATGATCTTGACAGAACTGAGAACCTGCTGATAAGCAATGGTGGGGAGCCGCTTACTTTGCTTGAACAGGCAAATGTTGTAAAACGTTTGCTGGAAGCAGGGCGCACTCCTGAGCAAATGGCAGAAAGGGGAGGCTTCAGTCTGAGCCACGCTAAGAATCTTGTTCTTCTGTCTGGTGCATCTGAAGGGATTAGAGCTTTAATTCTCACTAATAAGGTATCAGCTTCTCAGGCTATCGAGGCACTGAGAAAATTTGGCGAGAAGACAGAAGAGGTTCTTGTCCAGGCATTGACCCAAGTTGAGGGGCAGGGTAAGAAACGTGTGACTCAAAAAGCTATGGGGTCAAAGACCAAGAAAACAGACTGGAAATTCTGGGGGCCAAAGCTTTATGATCTTGCCTATCAACTTGTTTTCTCGATAGGAAACCCTGAAGTAGACCAAGCAAACCGTGAAGAGGGCAAGGTACTCTTTGCTGAAATAGGAGAGATTATAAAGTGATAGTCTACCTTAATGGAGAACCAGTGGATGCCACAGAGATAGACTCAAGGAAACATAAATTCATTGGTATGTTTAGACCCCCTCAATGCCCACGTTTCAAGGCTGACTGGATATGTCCAGGGTGTATGAAGATTGAGAGGTTCGTAGGGGAAGAAACCTTGCATTATAGGGAAGGATGTTTTGATGTGCCGCAGTATGTTGGCATAACCATAAGCTAACCCCGTCTCCTTTGTGAAGTGGTGAGAGCCTGAGCCTTTAGTTCTGGGGTTAGTTTCTTCATGTGAGTGGACTTTAGGTTTTGGTTGTAGACCAGGGGGCTGTATCTTCGGATATTCAAGCCCCCATTTTTTATCCTTTAAATAAAACTCAACTTAAAAGGAGAATAAAAAAATGAAACAAGTGCTCATTTCATTATGTCTTTTTGGTATTAATTGCTCAGGGATTAATTGTAATGCTCGCGTAGGAGATACAGTTTACATTATGCCAGAAAAAAGAATAGGTATAGTTGAGAGTTTAATTTATGGAGGGAAACCTGATTGTACGTTAGGGGTCCGTACTGCAATAAATGGAAGATATACCTTTATCCCAGTCAAAGATTCTTTACTTATAGTTAAGGACAGACAAGAAAAATAACTGGTTGATATATTTCAAAGGGAGATAATCGATCAATCAAAGGGAGATAAAAGTGTCAAAAATTTTACATATATTGCCATTATGCCTATTCTTAGTAGGTTGCAGTGACGCAGATTTTCCAGTTTGCAAAATCCATACAGGAGATACAGTTTATATCTTACCTGATAATAAGGTAGGTTTAGTGACTGTCTATTGGCCTTGGAGGGGCGCATCAGAATGTACATTTTCGGTACGCATTCCATGGGAGCAAGGATATCGTGAAATTATATGTAGAGAATCAGTTTTAAAATTAAAAGGGAGATGATCTATGTGGTTGAGACATTATTTCTCATATATTGTGTAACTTTCCTTTGTGTAGTGATGTACGTAACTAGGAGTAGGCAATGACTAAAGAGATAGAAGTAATACCTGAAGTTGATACCCTACCTATACTAACAAATGAAGGTTTACTTCAGTTAGCAGAGAGGGCAGAGAAACAGGTTGAGGCTATCAAGAAAATCAAAGGGATAGTTCTAAAAGTAACTAACCCCCAAGATTGGGTAGATCAGAATGGCAAGCCATATTTGCAAGCATCGGGAGGTGAGAAAGTTGCCAGAGTCTTTGGAATCTCGTGGACTATCGGAGAACCAACCTTTGAAGTCGAGCCGGATGGTCATTATCAGTACACCTACAAAGGGGTGTTCTCCTTGGGAGGCGTTGCTATCGAGGCAATCGGTACTAGGTCAAGTAAAGACGGATTTTTTAAGAAGTATGGTCCCAAAGATAGCGATGGAGAGCGAGTGGTTTTGCCTCCCTCAGAAATCGACAAGGGTGATGTTAAGAAATCTGCATATACCAACTGTATCGGCAATGGAGTCACAAGGCTTCTCGGCATCCGTAATCTTACATGGGAAGAGGTACAGTCAGGAGGTATTGAGCGATCCAAGACTGGCAAGGTTGAGTATAGAAAAGAGTCTGATGGAGCCGTTAGCTCAGATCAAACCCTTAAACGGCAAGAGCATAACAGACGAATCAAGGAAGCTCTCATTCGTCTTTATGGTAATGACAAGAAAGCAATGGCTGACAAGGTGATAGAACTCACTACTTGGACTCCAACTAAAGGTCCAAATAAGGATATAGAGCAGAAAGGCCATGCTAACTATGAGAGCATCAAATCTGACCAGTCTGTTGCTATTTTGTGCAGCAAACTTGAGAAACTTTCCCCGCTACCTAAACCAGAACAGCAACCAGAAGAGGTAACGTGCTCAGAGTGCCGTAAATCTATAACTAAGGGTGCCTGTACTTGCCCTGAACAGCAGCCACCTGACACACTTGACGATACGGAGGTGCCTTTTGAGTAATTTTATAGCCAGAGACAACGACAGGTTTGAGAAATGGTTCAACGAATACTGGGATAGTTTTGATTTCAAAGTACCTAACGTTACGCTCAAGCGGTTTGTCAAGAATTTTGCAGTAGACACATGGAATGAGGCATTGATAGTTGACTATTCTAAAAGGAAAAAAGATGGAAAGGTATAAGATTGACAAGACATTCTCTACTCAGGTAATCATTTTCATATGTGCCAAATGTAGGCATAGGAAGACTTTGGTGGGCCGGAAACGTTACCAGATAAAAGGTAGAGATTCAGATGGACGAAAGACTTTTAATTACCAGTGTGCAGACTGTGTAAGAGGAGAAAAGTAATGAAAAGGTTTAAGTATTACAAATGCCCTAAAAAACTTGCTCTTACTAAATGCCCAGTTTGTGGTTATTTTGGGTTTAACGGCTATGAGTGCTTCGATTGTGGATACAAGTGTCGATGAACCGGGGTACGAAAAGGAAGAATGGGGTGATGAAGAATGAGTAAAAAACCTGTTGCCCTGACTCCTAAGAGTACCAAACTTCTTGAGAGTCAGGGTTTTCTTGTAGGTAGGACAGAACATTGGCTTGCTTTCCAAGGAGATACTAAGGGAGGTGTCAGGCAAGATTTGTTTGGGTTCATAGACTTGCTGGCTCTTGGTCCTAAGAAGTTTGATTTTTGTGTGCCTAACCATGGGGAGGTACTAGCTGTTCAAGTTACCTCTAGAGTTAATATCTCCTCTAGGGTAAAAAAAATTAAAGAGTCAAAATATCTTGAACGTGTGCTTGAGGTAGGCTGGAAAGTTGTAGTGCATGGCTGGTACAAGGATGATAACGGTAGATGGCAGGTACAGATAAGGGAGGTAATATGATTAGGTTAGCAATAGCTTTAGGGAGTCCAATCTTTTCAGCAGGGTTAGGGTATTATCTACAAAGCCAAGGATTTAATGTTCCAGCTTTGTTCTGGCTAATGGGTGCTTTAAGCATGGTTCCATTCGCAATAATAGTAGGCAAGGGGTAAGAAAATGAGCAAGACATACAAGATCAAGATTTACTCAGGCGGTATAGTAATAGCAGCCTACTCAGGTATATCATCTGTATACCCGATGGCGACACACATCAATGCTTTTAAGGATGGCAGAGAGATTATCATCAAAGGGGGAACGGTGTTGATCGAGGAAGAAATGACCGTGGTTGATAGTGCAGATGGCTAAGTATCACCCTTTTCCTTGGGGTAGAATTGTAAAACAAGTTACAATGGCCCTCTCTGTTACCTTGGCGGGAAGACAGGGAGGGCATTTTTTATCTAAGAAGGGCTTCCAAGAGTACGCCAAAAACAGTTATTAAAATTAAGCTTGCAATCCCAATTAGCTTACTTAGTTTTTGCTTTACTTCTTTCATATCATCCTTAACTTCATTCAATTTCACATCTATCAATCGGTGTTTTTCTATACACACACCCTCATTGTAAAATCTTCCCATGGAAGGAACTCCTTTATGAAATGTAAGATATGTGGCAAAATCCTTTTCAGTCTTTTTCAGGCTTATATATTTTTTCCAAATTTAGACGAAGATACCAACGATACTCTTTGTAGTGATTGCTATAATTGGGCGCTACGTAATCTTCCCCATCGGAAAGGCGGTAGGGAGTTTGTCCCCCAATAGTAACTATTGCCCCAAAAAGAGGGGGCTTTCTACGGCCCCCCTTACTACCACCTTCACCCCCTCCTAAAGTCCTAATCGCGGCCTAATCGCGGCCCTCCTGCCTAGCATTTCTTCCCTTTTTTCATCCCACCTTTTTTGCCCTTACCAGCCTTTTCTTTCTCTTTCATCATCTCAGGCTTCATCATCATCTCAGGTACTTTACCTTTAGTCTTCTTTTCCTTCCCCTTTTTCATTTGCATCTTATACCCCCTTTAGTTCTATCATTTTAGATATGGCGCACTTTGGAAACTCTATCATTCCCTATCTCTCCTTATCCCTATACCTAAGCCTAACGGTTGTCCTTGTCTCTTTCTTGGAATTTCAAAAGCTCCCATATCAGGAAGACCATCTATGAAAGTGCCGTCGAAATCAGAGACCAGTCCTACATCTACACCCGCATCCTTACAAGGCGAACCAGCTTGGAGGTGAAAGTCTAAACTGGATATCAAAAGAGGATCAGCCTCAACGGAATTAGTGCCACCTCCGTAGGCAGTCTCGAAATCGTCATAGGTGTCCTTATATGTAGGCCCAGCATCTTGCCCACCCCACCTAATAAAAGAATTTATTTCTGGTCCAAAACAATTATTTATATAGACATTCCCTGACCCGTGTGTCCCATTGTTATCCCCACCCCACTTAGCACAGAAATTAACTCCATTCTCCACGCTGATATTGTTCTTAAATACATTATCTTTCACATAAATTCCATCTTGTGCCCATCCACCAGCACAGGTAAGGCCATTTAGAGTATTACCGTAAGCAGTATTGTTATAGATAAGATTGTTCTGGGAAATATGAGTGCCTGAATCTGAATTTTGATCCGAGTCTATCCTTATACCATCATAGGTATTGGTATGCGAAACATTATAATCAACCAGGATGCCATCCGACTTCTCAATAAAAATTCCATAGCCAGCATTATTAAAGGTTGTATTCCCCTTAATTTCTACACTCCCCATTACTGTATCCATCCAGATACCAACACCTTTGTTAATGTTGGAAGGGCTTATTCTGTTGTTGTCTTTGTCATAACCGCTATAAGAAACAGTATTACCACTTATGAGCACATGTGTTTTATTATAGCCATAAAAACCTACCCCGGCTCCCCACAAAAGTTCATCGGCACCAAGTATGGCCCCATTTCTAGTACAGCTATTACTAGTTATAGTAAGGTAATCTAGTGTACCAGTACATTTAATTCCCGTACTCCCATTGTAGTCAGTAACATTGTTGGTAATACTTATATTGCTCTGGGTAACAGCAGAAGGACAAAGAATACCAAACTCACCATTATCACTACAATTACAAGAGTCTACAGTGATGAATGAGCAATTGCCCGTTATCCTTATTCCTGAAATCTGAGAGATTCTAGCTGATATATCGTTGATCTTTACGTAGCTTTTGGTATTGGTGTTTATACTCTGGTCCCTGACACTATGCTCGACACTGGAATATCTAGTATCAGGATCAGCAGGTGAGTAAAGGTACAGAACGTTCGAGGCCCAGTAGAACTCATACTCGGCAGCAAGACTTGAAAGATCAGCAACTTTTTTACAAAAGATATTGTCTGCTAAGACTACAACAGGATTAGTAGTTATGCCAGAAGTCTGCCATATAACATCATTTGCCTTTTGTACTATCATATAAAGGACGAAATCTGTTTTAACAGTCCAAGGGGTGTAAGCAAATCTTGTCACCCATGTTGCATCTGGAACCGCTCCGTGAAACTTTGCATAATTACTGGTTGAAATAGAAAAATCACCAGCAATAGAAAAATAGTAAGTACTCCCCTCTGCCAAGGCCACCGGAGTTGAAAAAGTAAAGACTACAGCAGCACCCCCTGCATCCGTTGTCAAACTAGATACGTCAACATTATCACTTTGCCCTATCGATGTATTAGGAACACCGCCACTTTCTGAATAAATTTTTAAAAAGACATTGCCTGTAGGGGTCCCATTTTTTCTACCCCAACACGTTACGCTTGTGACTGAGAATGTTTCAGTTGCGACCCACGTATTTGCCTGTTCTGAGTTGCTACTAACGTTTCTTATGTTTAGATTTGTTGATCCAGTTTTGCCTGTTTGGCTAGCGACAGTTACATTCCCATCCATAAGTGACCAATTTGCACCGGGTTCTATTAAATCAGCTCCAGTTACAATTGGGTTATTGCCAGAACCATAAGCACCAAAGGTTATTAAACTTCCTCCAGAACCAGAAGATGGGATAAGAAGTGATTCCCGCCATACCCCATTTTTCTCAAATAAGATTGAGTCTCCGGCGCTAAAAGAAGAAGCATTAACTTTAGATATAGAAAGCCAAGCAGTTTCAGGAGTTACCCCATCCTCTCCATCATCCCCCGTAGGGCTTACATAATAGATTGCCATTAGCAGTGTCCTTTTTCCCAAAAATAATCAGGATGTGGTACAGCTTCGTGAATCTTAAGCCCATCTACTACCTTAAGCCTCTTCTTACACCACTCACACCATTCAAAGGTTATCGCACCAATCACTTTTCACCTCTCAGATAAGGTAAGAGTCTTTCCCTAAGCCTATCTTTCTCGGCCCTTGGAATTCTGTTGCTAGTAAAAAAGTTAGCTACTTTCTTTCTCATGATTGGCCTGAGTATAGCTTTTTCTTCCTCAGTAGCAGCCTCAAACACCTCTTCTATTTCGTTCATCTGCCAGTGAACACTCAACCTAGAGAATGTTCTTTCAAGGGGAGGTAGATCACGTTCTTTCAGAAGATCAATAGCCTTAGAAGGTTTGATCCTCTCTTCTCTAAGGGCATCCTGTAAAGCCTTGGGAACCCCAGTAGGTTCATCGTCTATGGCGTTCCTTAGACCCTTGATGAACTTAGCTTGCTCTCTGGATTCAAACGTTTCTTTACCTTTGGGTATGTTAGCACCAGCAGCTTCAGCAGCAATCTGTTCAGCTTTGGACCGTGAGATATAGGCATTAATACCCATAGACTGAAGCCCCGAAGTCAGTAGCCTTGAGGCTAGATCATCCTGCCCGTTCTTGAAGAACCCCTGAACTGGGATAGGAGCGCCAGACTTAACAAAGTCCCAAAGTTCAACCCTGCCTGCCCTCTCTTTCCCTTGAGGGCTTAGCCCTGTAGACCATTCCAGCAACGGCCTTACACCCCCAGGATTCAGACGCCAGTAGACAAACCCTCTAGGGTCATGAAAGAGGTGAACCATATCACCGGGGATTGTTCTAAGGGCATATTCCTTCTTGCCTACCACAATCGAGAACGGCTTATCAAACTTTAGATCACCATCGTTCAGGAAGTAGTTGGCTATTCTCGCACCGAACCATAATTCAGCAGACCCTCTTACCAGAGCAGCCAACTGTTCCTTGCCGTAAGGCGACAGAGCTTGCGCGGGGAATTTGACCCTTGCCTCTAAGAAGTCAGGAGCAAGGAAGAAGACTCTGAGCGAGTCTTGAAAAGTTTTGTTCCTACCTAACCACTTATAGTTTAACTCCCCAAACGCAGCATTAGCCTGATGTCCAGTAATCTCCGCTATCTGATCGTCTTTTAGGTTAGGATATCGTTTCAGGTTACGCTCATAGGCATCCTTATACATGGCAACCTTTAGCCTGGGGATATAATCTTGGAACAGGTACTCTTGGTATTTCTGCATAGCAGGTCCAATACCAGGGATTTTAGCAACTAATCCACTATGCCCACCTACCCCCTCAGAGAACTCGGCCAGAGCACTATGATCCGTCACCATAAGTCCGTTGCGTACACCCTTAGCTACAACAGCATCATTCAAGTCTATCGGGGGAGGCTTGAAAGGGCTGACATTATGGAACACAGCATGGATACCTACCTGCACCTGATGGAAGCCAGACAGGGACAGGAGTGTACGCTTGAACTCCCCTAACCCTCGCAACGCAAGCCTGCCAAAAGGATTCTTAGCTATAGCAGATACCCCGAAAAGGTTCTGCATAGCATAGTATCCTTTACCTTGGAACCTTTCAGCAAAGGTAGCAGTTATCTCAGGGTGAAGAAGTAGATCACCTTTAAGCATAATTGGTTTACCATCTGCACTATCAACCCATTTCCACTTTCTCAGCGCCGGATGATCTACCCTTCTGTAGTCACTGGTATTTCCTACAGCCTCTCTTTGTCCAGTCTCAGGATTCTTCCTGTAGAACTTAGGATGAAGGTCGGGATTCACTAGATAAGCTTCAGGTGTTGCAGCCTCTCTAGGTAAAGTCTGCCCACCGCCGGAAACAACAGCCAATGGCCTCCCATCTTTCCCTTTAAGCTCAGTCAGAGACTTGACAAAAGTTCTGGCAGCAAGCATTTCTTTAAAGGCAGAGTCATAGGCAGTAACTAGAAAAGCCGCATCTTTGTTCTTAGGGATAAAACCTAACTGTTCCCCTTCAAAGTATGTAGCAAAGACACGCTTCTTGATAAGCGCAGGATCAGTGCCAAGCAAGCCAGAGTTTAACTGAGCGCGTAGCTTATTACCATGCAGCGTGTTACTCCAAACATGGTTGATATAGTTTTCTACCCCATCTTCTAGGATACCTGCGTTTATAGCTTCGTCTAGCATGGAGTCGAAATAGTTCTTGATGTTTTGGGCGAAGGTCTTTTGCTCAGGAGATAGATTGAGCGCAGCCCTATACCCCCTTCCTAAAGCAGGGTCTTTGGTGTGTGCAAGTCTTTGGTTGATAACCGCTTCGTTTCCTTCAGCTTCTATCCAGTTAGTCATGCCCTCCCTGATTGCTACATCTGGAACCTGTGTCTTGAACTCCTTGGCGAAGCTGTGAGCCTCTGTCTGGAACTTTAATCGGGCATAAAGGTAATCCCCAAAGGCGCCCTTGAAGTTTGTATAGACAGGAGCGCGAGTATAAGCGTCCCACAACCCACCACCACCGGCCTTGAGAAGTTCTAGCCCCGCATCAGCTTTGTTTTTAAAAATCTGCCCTACCCCTGCTATCTTTTGTGCATAGGTCATGCGAGTTGCCGTAGTGGTACGAGGTACACCGGCTAAGGCATTACGCAACTGGGTAATACTAGGAGGCGCTTGATTCACACCAGCAGCCTGAGCGCCAGGGCCAGGGGAAACAGCCTTGCCCGTATTCGGGTTTACTTTTTGCTTTTGAAGCTTGGGAGGCTTAGACCCGCCCTGTGCAGACTCGAATGCACGCTTGAGAGGTTTGGCTTTGCCCTCTATGTTCACAACCCATTGCCAAGGCTTCTCTTTAGACAGAGTTTCCAAGGCACCGGGGATATGCTCACTTGTTAACCCTTGATTCGGGATAGGCTTGACTTGATACTTGTCAAATGGGCCAAGATCACCCCTATCATCCAGTACCAGAACCCCAACCTTCTTGCCTACCTTAGAGCCGTGAACCTGTAACCACTCAGCTACTTCAGTCCCTCTTGGTGCCTTATAAACTCCATCAGAGATAACAGTATCCCCTCCTAAGTTACCAGTCTTGCCAATCACCCTGCGCGGCCTTACCCCTGCCTTAGTTAGCATTTCCTCTAAGCTTTCGATGGTGGAACTCTTACGCCATGAGGACGAAACCACTATCCTTGCACCGGGGCGCTTGTCAAGTAGCTCATTTAGTGCAGCAATGTTATCAGGCTCAAAGTATGCACTATGCCCCGGCGCACCACTCTTGTTGAGCACCCCGTCAATATCAAGAAAAATTACATCGGTCCCTTTAGCGTTAGGCCGCATCTCAGGAGCGGCATGTTTTGGCCCGTCGTCAAAGGCATCGAGGATAGCTAGTTGTTCAGCATTCAGCGTCGGCCCTTCAGACACTACAGGGGATTGTTTGGGCTTAGGAGGGCCGACCTCTACCTTAGCTTGAGACTTCGCCTTAAGTTTAGGTTGACGGCCAGGACGTACTCTAGGAGGTATAGCGGCAGGGGCAGGGGGTTTCTTGGCTATTCCAAGAATAGGGAAGACTTGATTGGCAATAGAGTCAAGGGTAGAGACAAGCCCCTCGCGTTCTTGTTGCATCTTGCGAACGGCTTCTTTACCAAACATCTTTTCGTGGAGAGGAGTGACAAGGCCCTCTTTCGAGGAGCCTAAGATTTCCATCGCAAGAGGAAAAGCATTGGAAATCTTCTTACCAGTCTCAGTCTTGGGAGTATACCCAAGCTTCTCATTCAGGAACCCGGTAATACCTTCCTGGGTTTTTTGTGCTTCTGAGAGGCTTCGTGTAGTAATGAGTCTAGCCAAACCAGCAAGACCACCGGTAGCCATACTGGGTAGACCAGTAATAGCTTGGCTAGCAAGACCCCCCATCCCTTCAAGGACTTCATAGGATTTGCTTGCTGCTCTTTTCGGGAGAGATTTTTTCTTCGTGCTCTTGATGTAAGAATCAAGTTCTTGCAGCGTCGTGCCATCCGGGACATCAAATACACCCTCCCCCTCTATCTCGTATCTCATATCTCATGGCCTTACTGTGCTGGAACCAGTTTCCCGTTAACTCTCTTGAGTTTAACAACCTTGCCGTTGATATCAAACCCACCACCCCCACCACCCTGTTGCTGTCCACCAAGAAGCATCTGTAACTGTTTTTCTTCTCTAGACGGCTTCTCCAGGGTCCAGCCTTGAGGCGGTTCATAATCCCCCTCAGCAGAAACCGGGACCATTTTAGTGCGGCCACCGGGACCGTAAATAGTAACTAACTTTTTCTTTTCTGTTTTCTCTTTGCCCTCAAGCTTATCAGACCTTCTTCTTTCAAACCTACCTTGGATACCAGACTGGGAGTTAGCGGCACGCCTGTCTGCCCTATCCTCATGCAGCCTAGCCCTTTTCTCAGCAGCAGTCAGGGACCGTCCAAGGCGCCGCTCCATTGCGGCCAGAGATTCCCTGTGCTTCTTGTCGGAAGCGGCAAGCGCGGCAGTCTGTCTTTCATCCCCTATCCTTTCAGCCTCAAGTTGTGTCTTGGCTCTCGCCTTTTCCTTCTTCTCTTCTAAGGCTTCTCTTGCTTTTTCTTTTTTATCTTCTACAGTCAACTGTCGCTTCTCTCTCAGAGTCTCCATCATCAAACCTTTGACCTGAGATTCACGATCTTTAAGGTATTGTCTGTACCTCATAGAGCTTTCTTGCCGGTATTTTTTGAGAGGTTCACCGCCGACCAGATTGTCTGGATTGATCCCCATTTCTGTCGCCACTTCTCCTGCAAAATCATCCCATGTTCTGGCTGGCCCGATAATCTGTTGTTCTTCAGGCGACAAACCAGTAGACGCCCTGGGAGCCGCAGCAGTAGGAGCTATAGCAGGAAGGCCCAAGGGAGAGTTAGAATTCCCTCCTTGAACCATATTGGTAAGCATCTGTAAGATGTCGCCACCACCTTGTTGTGGTTGCTGCACAGGGGAATTTGCTTGTATGTCGGGGATATTCAAACCTACGCTTTTCGCAGCTTGCTGGATACTCCTATACATATCAGGATTAATCCCGAAAGTATTGCCTATTTCAAGCAAATCTGAAAGGTTACTACGCTTCCTATTTTGCTCGGCTGTTTTAACGCTTTGTCCAGCTTGTTGCATTTGCAGCATAGAGCCAATCAAAGATAGCGCATCTTGGATTGCCACCACACACCCCCTTAGCTACTACCAAGCAAACCACCAATGATAGCACCAACTACCGCACCATAAGGATTCCCGCCGCTCATTTGCCAGCCAGCATATGCCCCG